TCAGGCTGAAACGATCCGCAGCATATCTGTTGGAGCCGCATGATCTGTGTCAGAACACTGGTTGTCGTGGCAATGTTGTCATCGTTAAGATGCGCCAAAGCCAATGACTTCATCTGATCGTACACCCTGCTTTGCTCCGTGGTCAACGGAACGCGGCGCTTTATGTACAGTTTATCGGGTAAATCCAAACAATCCTCTTTTAACGTGCGGGTGCTGAATCCCAACAGACGCTCGTTTAGTTCGTCCAACCGACGGTATCCCGTTATCTCCTGAAAGCTGCGCGAACCCATTACACGCTTCTGCGTAATCGCGTAGCGGCTCTGGAACGCGTAGAAGCTGGCAAAGCCCAAAGAACTCGGATCAAGGAACCTGCACTGGCTATATAAATCCAACGGTGACTTTGTAATCGGAGAGCCTGTCAGTATACGCCTGTACTTTATGTACGGGTTTAACGCCATTAGGTTCTTGGTGCGCTGGGCGTTGCGGTTCTTTATCGTGGTGCTTTCATCAACAACAGCCATGTTCTCGGGATTGGCTACCAGAAAACGTCCCGCGGCCCGCGTACCTCGGGGCGATGAGAACGCTTCGACGTTCATTACAAAGAATTTTAGTCCGTCAAAAGGTTCGTCAATAAACGTATCCAGTTCCTCGGAGTAGCGTTTGGATGTGGCGGGCGTCCACCGCATGACTTTGCGCTTTATATTGTCTGGTAAGTGAGCGGGTATTTCTCCTTGCACCCAGTTGTCGTAGACGCCCTTTGGCGCAACAATTAGTGCCGCGTTTAAATCACCCTCTACATATAGTATGCCAAGGTTATCTATCGCGACTTTGGATTTACCCGTGCCCATCTCCATGAACAGCGCGTGAAACGGTTTGTACCAAGATTCTTCCAAAGCGTCTTGTTGATGCTTGAAAGGCTTTGTTTTATAATCATAATCTATTTGCTCTAACATTTGTTCTCCTTGGGGGTTGACTGCCTTACACTGTATATGTATATAGGTGTTTGTCAAGGCCGTAAAAAGGGTCTTTAAAAAAGGAGTACTAAATGAACGATATTTTAAACATGATGGAGGAAGACTATGAAGAAACACTATCTTCCGTTGAAAAGCTGGACAATAGCGGCTTGGATACCGTCGCAGGTTTGGCAAGAAAGATCAAACAGCAACAAGAGAAAGTGGAGCGGCTTGACCGCGAACTTAAAGACGAGAAGCAGAATCTGTTAAAACTTACCGATGAGGACCTACCCTCAACAATGGCTGACTTAGGCTTGTCTAAGTTTTCTTTGGATGACGGTAGCACAGTAGAAGTCAAACCAACCTACGGCGCAAGTATCTTAGTCAAAGATCGTCCTGCAGCATACGATTGGCTGCGAGACAACGGGTTTGATGACATCATCAAAAACATTGTGTCCTGTCAGTTTGGCAGAGGTGAGGATGACCAAGCCAGTGCGTTTCACGCGTTCGCATCTCAACAAGGTTATCCTACAAGCCAAAACGAAAGTATTCACTCGGGTACTTTAAAAGCGTTCGTTAAAGAGCGCATCGAAGCGGGAGAAGACTTCCCGCACCAACTCTTTGGAGCCTACGTCGGTCAAAGAGCCATTATTAAGGGAGCAAAATAATGGGTGCTGTTAAGAAGAAAGAAACAACAGAATTGGTCGAGTTCGATCAATCCATGTTTGAAGCTGACGCCGGAGTTGGCGTATCGGATATGGGCCAAGACGATCTGGCTCTGCCGTTCTTAAAAATCATCAGTGGGTTGGATAGCCTGTTAGATGACCCAGACTTTGAGGGTAAGAAGGGCGATATCTACAATACCGTGTCACAGAGCGTCCACAGAGGCGCTGACGGGGTTAAGGTGATACCTTGCGTCTACCAGCGCAGGTTTATTCAATGGGCCCCTAGAGGGGCGGGTACAGGCGCTCCTATCGCCGTCTTCGAACCAACAGACAAACTACCCCCGTTCGAACGTGACCGTGAAACCAACAAAGACATGGTTATCGGCGGTGACGGATCGTACATCGAAGAAACCCACCAACACTTCGTTATCGTCATTAACGAAGACGGCTCTGCCGAAACCGCGCTAATCGCGATGAAAAGCACGGGGCTTAAAAAGAGCCGCAAATGGAACAGCATGATGAGTTCCATTACAATGACAGGCAAAAACGGACCTTACACACCACCCCGTTTTAGCTCTGTCTACCTGCTTAAATCTGTCTCGGAAGAAAACAGTAAAGGCAAGTGGCACAATTGGGACATGTCACGCATAGGTCCCGTAGAAGATAAGGGCCTATACATAAGAGCCCGTGAGTTCCGCGCAAGCATTGCTTCAGGGGATGTGGTTGTGAAACACCAAAGCGACGAGGCTGACAAGCCTGACTTTAAAGACGAAGTGCCGTTTTAAGTTTCATTGGGCCGTAACAATAGTTGCGGCCCACCTTTTTCAAAGGAATCTCCATGTCTGTAGAAAAGTTTTCTGCCATCTTCGATGGCCTGCAACAGGCTTACGGCACGTATAAGGTAGAGAAAACCCAATCCAACGGTAAAAATACAGGCAAAGCCTCTATCGTCAAAGAACCACGGACCACGAAACTTTGGAAAGGTCACCTGTCCGGCAAAGGCACGTCCGTAGGCATTATTCCAATCAACGAGGATAACAACTGCAAATGGGGCTGCATTGACGTTGACCAGTACCCGCTAGACCACAAAGTACTTATAGAAAAAATACGGTCTTTAAAACTGCCACTGGTCGTATGTCGATCAAAGTCCGGCGGCGCACACTGCTTCCTGTTTATGAAAGAATGGGTAGAAGCCCGAGAGATGCAAAAGGTGCTTACCCATCTTGCCGCCGTATTAGGATATGGGGGCAGCGAAATATTTCCTAAGCAAGTCAAACTGCACTTGGACCGCGGAGACGTAGGCAACTTTTTAAACCTGCCATACTACAACGTTGAAGACGGACTTCGCTACGGCATTTTGGATGACGGCACGTCCGCTACACTTGAAGAGTTCTTTGGCCTGTACGACGCGCATGTGCAAACACTAGAACAAATCAAAAAGCTACAGATGACCGAGGCAGAGATAAAGGGCCCACTTGCTGACGGTCCACCCTGCTTACAACATCTGACAAAGGTTCTGATTAGCGAAGGGGGTAGAAACAACGGCCTATACAACATAGGCATCTATCTGCGCAAAGCGTTTCCGGATAGTTGGGAGACAGAAATACTTAGCTACAACATGCAGTTTCTTGACCCGCCGCTACCGCTGCCAGAAGTTAACGTAGTTGCAAAGCAAGTTGGCAAAAAAGATTACTCTTACAAATGTTCTGACGCGCCTATAAACGCTCATTGCAATAAAGAACTATGCCAAACCATGAAGTATGGCATAGGGGCCGCGGCTCAAAGCGCCGCAATCGGTAACCTGCGTAAATACAATTCTACACCGCCCGTGTGGTTTATGGATGTAAACAGTGAACCGGTCGAATTAGATACAGACGCTCTTATGAACCAGACCCTGTTTCAAAAAGCCTGCATGGAGCAGATTAACTTCATGCCACGGAGCGTAGCCAAGGTGCAATGGGAAGCCCGCATAGGAACTATGATGCGAGAAATGGCAGAAAACCAAAGCGCAATTATTGAAGTGTCCGCTGATGCCTCGGTGGGCGGTCAGTTCTATGACTTCCTAGAAGAGTTCTGTAGCCACATGCAACAGGCCAAAGACAGGGAAGAGATACTACTTCGCCGTCCGTGGACGGATGAGGAAGGGCAGTATACTTACTTTAGGCTCAAGGACTTTGAAGGGTTTTTAAAGAAGAATAAGTTTTTTGAATATAAGTCCCACAAGATTGCCCAGCGTCTGCGCGAGGTGACCGGAGAAAGCTGCTTACTTAAAATAAAAGGTCGAGTAGTGCGCCTATGGAAGGTGCCAGCATTTGAAAACGGTGATATAGAATTGTCAACGCCCGACTTTAAGACAGAGGAGAGCCCGTTTTGAAAGAGCTTAGAAACAAAGAAATTGTCCGACTTATTGACGAACAAAAGGTAACTAAAACAGCAATAGCTAAATGGTTTGGAATTACCAAACAACGTGTCCATCAAATATACCTTCGGGAGACAGGTAATGTATCGAATATTCGGACCCCCGGGAACGGGGAAGACAACGACGCTACTCAATAAGGTAGACGATGCTCTCCGGAGCGGCGTTCAACCAACAAAAATTGCGTTTCTTGCATTCACCCGAAAAGCCGCTGAAGAAGCCAGAGAACGTGCCGCAAGCCGATTTAATCTTGATGCCAAAAAGGACCTGTACTTCTTTCGTACATTGCACAGTCTGGCTTTAAATCTGTCCGACATTAGCCCCGCACAAGTAATGCAGCACTCTCACTACGAAGAAATCTCCAATGCCGCAGGAATAAGGCTAACCGCCACGTCAAAGGTTAGCTTCGATGAAGACTTGCCCGACGTTATAAAAGCATCAAACCCCATCCTCGGATTAATCAGCTTGGCCCGCCTAAGAAAGGTGCCCTTACGTCAGCAATACAACCAAAGCGAGATGGAAACACCGTGGCACACGGTAGCCCACGTAAACAACTGCCTGTCCACGTACAAGAGCGAACGCAAGATGTACGACTTCACCGACATGCTAGAGATATTCGCCACAGAAGGAATTAACTTCTGTCCGCACTTCGACCTGTGTTTTGTAGATGAGGCACAAGACCTCTCTCCTATGCAATGGGACATAGCACACTTGTTAGATGAACGCTCCAAACGAATGTATGTAGCTGGAGATGATGACCAAGCTATCTACCGTTGGGCCGGAGCCGACGTGGACGCCTTTATAAACCTAGACGGCGGATCAGATACACTGAGCCAATCATACCGCATACCCTACACCGTTCACAAAGTAGCAGAACGCATCGTAAAAAGAATACAGCGGCGCGTCGTAAAAAACTACGAACCCCGCCACACTATGGGAGAAACAAACTACTACAGGTCTTTCTCTGACGTAGACCTCTCAGAAGGCTCTTGGCTCATACTAGCGCACGCGGGATACATGCTGAAAGACGTGGCAGAAACGCTAAAATCCTCCGGATTCCTGTTCGAATACCGCGGCTCACGGTCCATCTCCGCTAAAATAAGTGACGCGGTAAACGGCTGGGAGCAACTGCGTAAAGGCAAAGCCGTGTCGGGGCTTACGGCACGAAACATCTACGAATATATGTCAGCCAAAGATTCAATTAACTCCTGCAAAAGAATACAGCGTGGTTTTAAAAAGCTGGCAGGCGTTGAAGACGATGAGTTTTTTACATTGAAAGACCTGCAAGAAAAACACGGCCTGCTTGCAACTGACGAGATGATCTGGAGCCTAGCTATGGACCGTCTGCCAGAAAAGGAACGGGCCTACATTACTGCCCTGCTACGACGAGGTGAGAAATTCAATGGCGCACCCAGAATAGTTGTGTCCACAATACATGGCTCAAAAGGTGGTGAAGCCGATAACGTAGTTGTATTCTCCGACATTAGTGCCTCGGCAGAAAGAGACATGCGAGTTAAACCAGATGATATGCACAGAGTTTTTTACGTTGCAGTTACCCGAACCCGAGAAAAACTGTTTATAATAGAAGCAGAAAACCTTACTCGGAGCTACGACATATGAATTGCTGGCATTGCAGAACCGAATTGATTTGGGGCGGGGATCACGATTGTGAGGACCACGAAGAGTATGTCATGGAAACCAACCTATCCTGTCCAAAATGCAAATCTCTTGTATTGGTCTACCTTCCTAAAGAAGAAGTTACCCCCGATGGAAAGGTCTACGAATGAAAAAAGAAGACTTCCTTAAAAAAAGTGCAGAGTTAATTTGTGGCGACAGAGCAAAAGACTACGGTGATGCGCTAGAAAACTTCGACCGTATAGCCGAGGGATGGGACATAATTGCAACCGCCGCATACAAAAACCACGGCAAGATAACTCGACAACACGTTGCCCTTATGATGGATTGGGTCAAAACCGCCAGACTGCTACACGGCTTGGACCACAAAGACTCTTGGACCGACAAGTGTGGATACTCCGCTATAGGCGGTTCTTTCTCAGGAGAAAAAATTGAGTAACCTTACAATGGGCAGCGCGTCCCTGTCATCCGAATGGGTGCCGCCCGCAGAACTACCCGACCTGACTGAGGTCAAAACCATCTCCATCGACGTGGAGACAAAAGACCCGAACCTTAAAAAGATGGGCCCCGGATGGGCTAGAGGTGACGGCGAAGTAGTAGGATACGCTATCGCTACAGGCGATTGGTCCGGCTACCTACCCATACGGCACGAAGGCGGCGGAAATATAGACGAGAAAGTAGTCAACCGCTGGCTGAAAAAAGTATTCGAATGCCCCGCAGATAAAGTCATGCACAACGCTCAGTACGACCTCGGCTGGATCAAGCGCATGGGCTTTGATGTAAAAGGCCGTGTGATCGACACAATGGTCATAGCGTCC